ACCTGAAATGGTATATTCAACGGCTGAGTCGGCGCTTGCTGGAGTCCATGATGATGTTGTAACCGTGCCTCCAGTTATGACCTGCCAGTTGAAATCTACACCATTACCACGACCTAGAATAGATAGAGCGGTCATAATAACGATAGCGTCCAATGCTGTTGATTTCAGTCTTATTGAAACAACTGGATAATATGTACCTGCTGTAGTTAGTGCTTTTGGTGCTGTGATAACCGTACCAACTGCTTGCTGTGAACCTCGCAACTCATAACCACCTTCTGAAATAACAGAAGAACAGACTTGTTTCATCGTGCTATTGTTTGCTGTGACGGCTGTATTCTTGATTTCTTGACGCAACGGCAATGACGCTGTGGTCATGTATGTTGATGTGATTAGATTGGCGTGGTGAAACGAATGACAATGAATTAGCTGACCATCAATAACGAAACCACATCTAACTGTACCAAGACCTAGCCACTCAACGTCAATAAACAAAATCTGTGCTTTTGAAATGTCTAGTGTGATACCTGATGGGCTTGAAGCAACAGGACCAAGTAATGTGTCCATGTTCCAGTCGGCTTGATTTACTCTTGTTTCTGTGATTGTGCCAGTGGTGTTTGATCTTTGAACAAATGAAAGTGTAGATCCATTAAGTTCAAGATAGATACCATTATCAGTGCCAAAGTAACCAACTCTCTGTCTGAGATTAGGCTTGGCTGTATTCATAACGAATGTGGATAAAATCTGTAATGACTTGCCTGGCTGATATGAGAATACTTTAGATGTCTCTCTAACGACCTCAGCATTAGCAGCCGTTGTCACATTCATATTAATTAGACCCTCTGTGATAGAGAAGGCATATGTAGAGTTGCCGGATGTGTTTGCTGTGTTCCAGAGTCCATTATCTTTGAAGCGATGGCTGGAATCGAATAGAGTGAGAGGAGTAGACATTCTGGCTCGGCCGAAAGCATCAACAGCCATACCCGTAGGATTAGCTGGACCAACCTGATTACCATACTGGTCGGCTAGCATTACTACTTCAAAGAGGGTTTTCTCTTGTGGTAGGTATTGATGTGAGTCTATTCGAAACTGAGCCATAAGTCTACTCCTTTATTCTATCTATTTAGTCATAGCCCCATTTCAGTTTTTTGAATGATATATTCTTTAACGACACCGCTTCTTACAATGTCCTCAATGCCAAACTCAATATGATCGAATGAATCCATACGGCGAGTAACAGCCATCAACTCTTTAATGCCAGTCTTGTCGTGTGGCTTATGCAAGTCTGTCTGTCTGTAGTCACCAGAGAAGATGATACGAGAGTTGTTACCAATTCTGGTCATAACTGTATCGATCTCTGAAAACGTCATATTCTCGCACTCGTCAACAATGATAATTGAGTCGTTAAACGTAGTACCACGCAAGAAGGATGTGGTAGTAAATTCGACTAGACCCTTTATCTTCAATATGCGATATCCATCACCACGACCAAATAGATCGTCACAAATCTCTTGATAGGGTTGTTCATATACTTCCGCTTTTTGTTTATAGGTACCTGGTAGGAAGCCCATGTCTCTGGATGGTACTACGGAGCGGATGATAACAACCTTTTTATATATGTCGGATGTTAAAACGTCATTGATTGCCAAATAAGATGACAGGAATGTTTTACCAGTTCCTGCATAACCATGTAGCATGAGATTAGCGCCGGCATAATAAGCATCCCACACTCTTTGCTGATTTACTGTTAGCGGACGAATGTGGCGTAGTTCAAAGTGGTTCTTTTCGGCATGGTTCTCATTAGGCTGGTTATTATTTCTTCTACTCTTGCGTGACATATATTTGCCTTTGTTTTTATCGTTAGGCACATCATCATAACAAAAAGAGGTCGCAGCCTTTTTACGGGCTCGACCTCTAAACTTTTTTGAAGGTGTCTGGTCTGTCAGGTTAAATCTCCTTAGGGATATCCCAACGCTTACTTGCGACGGCCGAAGCCTCAGGCACAGCACTCTTGATACGACCTAATACATACTTTTGGAAGTCGGCTGGGGGTTTGGTTACACCGATATTGACAGGATCAACCATTGTGAAGTTGCGAATGACTTGCTGCAACTGTGGGTTGTTCTTTTCGTATTCATCACGTTCTGCAATGGTCATGGTGTTAGTAAATTCTTCACCAGTCTCTTTGTTCATCCACGTATAGTTAGGCATTATACATTTTCCTTTGGGTCATATGCTTTGTTATTCTTGAGACCGCCATTCATATTAGCACCGAGAAAGTGTGGTGCAGATAGTAACTTTTCAAGATGTAGATTCTCTTCCATAAACTTGTCAAGTTCGGAGACAGACATAAAGGCGTCGAATGTCTCTCCTGTATTCTTATCACGAAACGAATATGTTGGCATTATGCCTCCTTCAACCACTCTGGCGCATTGCGCTTTTTCCACTTGTGCAAATGTGCCTTGCCATACTTATAGTAGTTCCGATAGTTAGCAATCGGATCTTCTGATATGATGTATTTAGCATCCATCGCACTCGGCGGAGTGGTAAAAGCGTTGTTTGTCATATTGTTTGGATGATCAGCAAGCAACGTGAGTAAGCCGCTTGACTCAATCTTATGGACTTTGCCATAGCGATATGTATATTCTTTACAATGCTCGGCCATATACACCCACAAGAAAGCATAGTTACAATGCGACTCACGAGCCCAAATAGCACACGGGTGATTGACATGCGTGGCAGAATACATAGCAGTCTCACGAGCATCAGGCAGAAGCCAGCGTTTAATCTTGCGATAACGAACAGGGAAACTACCGGCAACCGGTTTATTCTCAACATACTGGATGCCGTCAAGAATACGGTGAGCGGTAGACAAGAGTTGGGCACTCTCAAGGATCATCTTGATGCAATGAGAATCGACTGCCCACTTGGCACAATTTTCAGCTTGTTCATCGATAAAAAACATATTCATACGAAACGATCCTTCATAAAGTTGGCCATATAGCGGCGGATATTCTCAGCGCCAACGGGATTAGCTGAATGAACGCCATAGTCAAAGTCATTCAGACATACATCATTATCCATAACCCACTGGCAGAACCACTTGGCAAAGTCGTAGCCAGTAAATTCATATGGTTTACCACGAGCAGTATCGTCCATAAACTCATCCATAGGACCATATTCTGACTCAAGATTATAATGAACATCGGCCAGATCATGATCAAAGGAGATATAATACGGCAGACCGTAGTTCGTAACCATCCACACGGCATCGTGGTAGTTACGAGCAATACGCCAGTCGGGATGCAGGTCAGGATAACGCAGGTCATCCAGGTAGAGTTTGTATTTCACAGGTCTCTCTTGCCTTTCCAAAATGCCACGACAACAGGGAAACGGAGTTTACCGTCATCAGTCTTATTCTGATACCGTACCGTTACGCTTGTATAACCATGATCATTATACAACAGGTCTTTCAACATGTCAAATGATCCTCGCACTCCTGCAAACTGCGTCGTTCCGTCTTTCAAACGGATTTCAATCCGCTTGGCTGCACCTGCCCAGTTACCTTTACCTTCTTCGATGGAGACGATTTCAAATTCATCGTCCTCAAACTCCTTATGTTTGATAAGATTTCTAGAACGCTTACCTTCATAAGGTGAGTCGATAACACGAAGCATTTGACCCTCATATCCACTTTCGAGATATTCACCGAGCATCATTTGAATGTCGTGTTCATCCTGAATATTAGAGGTCTTTACTGCTTGCACAATCGGATAATAACGATTACCAAAAGAGTTACCATGACTAATATGACGATTGATAAAGGCAAGTCGATCAACGAACGGACCATCCATAATCACATCATAGACATGATACTGAACCAACTTTGAAGCCTCAATATAGTCTTTTGTTTCAGGCTTAGTCTTACGAACAAGCGAGATAATCTTTTCGAAGTTATCTCTTAGTTCATGGTTATACAGTTCACCATCTAACACGGCATCGGGAAATGCCTGAAAGAACGGATCAAGTGCCTCAAGAATATGAGGACAAGAAACAATGGGCTTACCATTGCGTGACTGCATACCATCTTTGGAGATAAGGCAGCGAACACCATCAAGTTTCGGCTGTGAGAAATACGGGAACTTGTTATGCTTCTTCGGATCATACTTGTCGGCCAACATGCACTCAAAGAATTTAGCACCAAAGTAAATAGACTCACCAACAGAGGTGTGATATTTACCCTGGTTCTGTTTCTTTGTATATTCAGCATCAACCTCGGCCTTCACCTGCTCGGCAACAGTCGTCGCATTAGAACGACCAACGTTCTTGGCCTCAGGATACTGCCAACCAGAAACTACAATCTTGCCACCTTCGATGCCAGAATGTGTGCGATACTTTTCGTTATCGTATTCCATCCACCAGACACGAGTTTTGCCCGTGGTGTCGATCTTGTAGAGTTTGTCGGCGTTCATTGCTTAACATCCTTCGTCGGATATGATTTCTAAACCAACATCGGGACCGAAGTTGATTTCTCTGCTAATTTGTTCTTCCCGATGTTTAACACTATCGAAGATAAAACGCAACTTGTTTTCTGTTGGCCAGAAACTTAGATAAGCGTTTTCACGATCAAATAGTTCCAGATATTCTTTCTCCGTGATAACACGATGGGAAAAGATATCTTCCGCAATATGATTCTGTGATACTTCTTCTAGTTTGTCTTGATAAGTTCCGGCTGTAATAGCGTCGGTCACATCATCAAGAGCATAATCATTTGGCTCACTATCAGGTAGTCGCACAACATATGTGTGGCGGAATGTGGAAACAGTTTCGACTAGGACAAGTTTGGACATTATATCAACTCCGTTCGATTAAGTCAAGTAGATTAGTTAGGAAACGTTCCTCTTGACTACACTGACCGACAATACCTTCCCACACAGGATCAATCTTTGCAGTCTGGGCAAAATCATGTTTGATACGCCGCAGATCGGCTAGTCTATTATAAATCTTTTCTTTGATTTCGATTAGTGCCACATCGGCGCTTTTAGTTAGAAACTCTGTCATTCTACCACCTCTAGTTTATCTTTATTCACTTTCAATGTTACTTTCTTACAGGCATCAACATTACCAACCAGCTTGGTATAGTCACGACCACCATCAATAGCAACTGGACCGCACTCCCGATAATCATGACGATAACGAGAATAATACACATCATCACCAACCTGAATACCCTCGAAAGGTTCAGTAGCGGTGATGCCATTGGTGATCATGAACTGTTCGCCATTATGATACAAGGCAAAGTAGTTTGAACCCTGCGGATGGGCTTCTTCTGTATAAAAGATGGCTGCAGGAAAGTTCGCCCAGCCATGCTTGCCTTTGATACAAGACTCCATAACGAATGTAGCCTTATACATATTCTCCATCTTGGCGATGCCATCGACCTTTAGAAAGGTACATTCATTATGGATTTTCATTCGTCTATTTCTCCGTAATACCAAGCATCCCAGGTGGCACCAATACATTTGATAAACCAATCAGGTCCAAATATGAGAACACCGACGGTTAGGATCACTCCTAGAAATGCTAATATCAATCGTGCTAGAATATTATATACGATTGTCATTCGTCTATATCCTTTGAAAACATAAATGGGCCAAACTTATAGAACACATAAGGACGATTAGTGATAAACGTCCTCTTTCTCCGTTTGAGAATGGCCCAATACTTCGGATGCCATACGATACCCAAACCGTATTTACCCACATACAAGTGAATACTATCCTTGTTTTGTATCCAAAACATAGATTAGTTACCATTCAGGTTCAGATTGACATTGTTATTGCGGAGATTGTTATTCGCCACATTGTATTCAAAGCAAGCCTTACTATTCGGGTCACCACTTTTCATACACTGACCCATTAGA